TAAAATTGAAATTAAAATTGTTTCGTTCATATCTTTATTATATCACCAAGCCTCCGACAAGAATCGAACTTGCAACAAATGGTTTACAAAACCATTGCTCTACCTTTGAGCTACAGAGGCCAATTTTTGTAATATTCTCCCGCCTCAGTACGATCAAGGAACTTTAGAGCCAAAATCTAAGATGATGCCAGTTTCACCACGGGAGAATGAACTTACAGACTAATTATACATTAATCACAAGGTTTGTCAAGTTTGCCAGATTTAATTTTTTCCCAATCTCCTCGACCTGGTTTCGTAATACCATAATACTTACACCATTTATTAACTGCATTATCACTGACACCAAACATTTCACCAATTTTTACACAAGACATTTCCCAAACTAATTTTTCTAAAATTTCTTTGTCTGGTCTTTTTGAGATCTTTACAACTGGTTGATAAAATTTTTCTGGTTTTATTTCTTTGACATATTTTGGAAATGTCTTTTGTTGTTCTTCATAAATTTCCACAGCATTAACTAAACCAGCGTGAATTTCAAAGTGGCAATTCGAACAAACTAAAATACATTTATCTAACTCATCAACTATTAAATCAAATTTTCTGAAATTTATTTCACCAATATTAAATGATTTGGTTTCAGGGTAAACGTGATGAAAATGTAATGATCCTATGTATTTATCGTAAGAACATACAGAACACTTGCCACCTTTATAATCGATAGCTTGCTGCTTTGTTCTAGTTCTGTAAGCCAGACTATAGCATCTACCGCATTTATCTTTATGTTTTCTATGACCACCTTGGTATTCTCTATTGCAAACTTTGCAGACATTCATCGACACTCTGGTATCATTTTTGTGTAGACTTCGGGTGTTATGAGAACCAAATGGAGAACACTCAATACAGTATTTTCTTTTATCTAAATTTCTAATTTTCCCATCAATATTCATCTTGACTGGAATAATGTTTCCGCATTTCAAACAATTATGTTTCATAATTTATACCTAATGGTGTTAAGTTCGATATAACACCATTATTATTATACCATAGAAATAAAAAACTCCTTTGAAATTAATCAAAAGAGTTATTATAGCCTGTAGGGGGATCGAACCCCTGGTCTCCTCCGTGAAAGGGAGGCATCTTAACCACTCGACTAACAGGCCATATTCGAAAATAATCCCCATTTATAATTATGGGGATTATACACTCCTTAAATAGGATTCGAACCTATGACCGTTCGGTTAACAGCCGAATGCTCTACCGCTGAGCTATTAAGGACCATCAAATAAATTATACCAAGAAAGTTCTCAATCGCAAGCAACTTTTAAAAAAATCGTTGTTGTAATTATTATTAAAATTCCGAAAATAATATCAGTTAGTTTGCGTTGTTCTTTCATAAATCTATCTTATCACATTTGTATAAGTTGTGTATGCCTGAACCTAATTATAAGTGTGATCATTGTGGAAAAGATTGTTATAAGTCGCTTAGTCAATTATTGAAATATAAAAATAATTTTTGTTCTAGAAGTTGTCGGGGTAGATTTCATAATAAACAGCAGAGTGTTTGTTGTTTAGACTGTGGAGTAAGTTTTCTGAAGAAGCTTCATGAAATTGAAAGATATCCTAATCACTATTGTTCTAGACGTTGTGCACACAATGCTAAGAATAAACAGCAAGAAGTATCCTGTTTTGTTTGTTTAAAATCTTTCATGAAACAATTGAATCAAATAAAAGATAAACCAAGACATTGTTGCAGTCAAGAATGTGCAAAATTATTAAGAAAATATTACAAAGATTGGGGATCAAACAGAAGCAAGCTTGAAGTTGAATTGGAGGCTGTTTTGATTGATACATATAATTTTGAAATTTTATATAATAAATCAAGAATAGACTATGAATTGGATTTGGACATTCCTATATTGAATCTTGCTTTTGAATTGAATGGTGTTTTTCATTACAAGGCTATTTATGGTGAAAAAAAATTATTACAGGTACAGAAAACTGATAGAGAAAAATTAGAAAAAAGTTATGAAATGAATTTTGATCTTATTGTGATTAATGTGTCAGAAGATAATGGTTCTAAGAAAAAAAGAAATCAAAGAATATTAGAAGTAATTGCAATGATCAACAGTAGAATTTTAGAGATGAATTACAAGCCTCAAGTAAAACAATTAGCTATGGAGTTTTAATTATTCATCATTCTTTCTATCATTGCGTCTTTTTTAGTTCTTGTTCTATTCATTCCCCAGTTTTTAATTTGGAATTTTGGATCTTTTTTATTTATTATTGGGACAGTATTTTTGTGTACATTTTCTGTTAAGACTTTTGAAGTATAGTTAAGAGAAAAAATCATCGCTCCTATTGTTGCAATGATTGTTATAATTCCCACTAGTATGTCTTGTTTATTTTTCATTTGTTTCTAAAACTGAAAAAATTTGATATAAGTTCATTCAGTTGATTATTTTCAAATTCTTCTGCATATAAGAAGCAGAAAAGTGCTAAATTGTTCATTAGTTGCTCATCATCCTTTCTATCGCCCATTCTTTTTTAGTTTTGGGTTGGTAATAATTTTTTTTAGCGTAATTGCTCATGATGTATTGAGCTTGATTGCAGGCTTTTTGTTGAGCCATATATTGTTCTTCTAATCTTTTTTGGTCAACATTTTCAACAGGTTTTAATGCATATCCGATACTACCACTAACAATAATAAGCATACAGTAAAAAAATATTTTTTCCAAGTTTAGTTTCATAATAGTCTCCTCTAAATAAAAAAGCCCTATCCTTTATTGGATAGGGCTTCAATGCACTATAAATATAATACCTTGCTTTTGTTTTAGTTGCCTGGTAATTTTATTAAGTTATTATTATATTGTTGTCCAGTAAGTGCTGTGAACCTTGCTATTGATTGTTCATAATAGTCAGGATCAATTTCGCATCCTTTGAATATTCTTCCAGTATTTTCGCAAGCTATCATAGTGGATCCAGCGCCATTAAATAGATCAAGAACAATTTCTCCTGGATTAGTATATGCTTCAATAAATCTTTCTAGTATGCTGATTGGTTTTTGAGTAGGATGCCAATTACAGTATTCTTTACTTGTTGTATGATTATTCTTTTCCCAGACACAAGTTGGAATAGTTCCATTTTCGTATTCTTTTCCTGTTCTGATATTGACTTTTTGTTTTCTTTCTGTTCTTACTCTGTCTGCGTTAAAAGTGAAAGTTTTTTCTTTAGAGTAGCACCAAATATATTCGTGTTTTCTAGCAAAGTTTGTTTTACTTCTTCCGCCCCAATTATATGACCAAACTATTTCATTTTGTTGATAGAAATTTGGAAGCTTGTCTAATATTTCCAGTCTATAGCGCAAGAAAGTATTATATTTAAGAGTACCAAAGACGCACATCATCTTGTTAGGCTTAAGTACTCTAGCGCATTCTTTTGACCACTCTTCACACCAATCTAAATAAGCTTGATCTGAATTCCATTGTTTATCCCATCCTTTACCTCCATCAAATCCAATAAAGTATGGAGGATCAGTTAAGATTAAATCTACTGATTCATCTTGCAATGTTTTGAGGTATTCGATACAATCATTATTTAAGTATTCGTGCATATTATAATTATACTTAAAAAAGGTCTCAAAAAATTATTTTGTAATATAATTTATGAGTGTTTATTTATTAGGATCTAAAAATATGCAAGAAAAAGAACTTGAAACAATGTTGAAATTAGCAATGGAAGCTGATTCAAAAGGTAATTATAAATCAGCTGATGAGATTGATAATTTTATTAAGGAAGCTCAAAATCCTCTTCAAAATTGGACCAGAAATCAAATAAGAAGATTACGTGGTCTTGGAGATGAAAGCGGAAGAGCTCGTAGACAAATACGAAATATAGAAAGAGGTCCAAATGCTGTAGACAGAATGAGATCTCAGCCAACTTTCGAAGAAGCTTTAGGCCAATTAGATGACGGCAGAAATATAAGCGGCCACAATCCTATGAAATTGAGAAGTAATTCTGCTATTGTGGACAGAATTATAAATGCTTTGCAACCTACTTATAGACAAATTATGACTAAGAGGTCAGAATTTCCAAGACTTTATAGAGAATGGGAAACTACATACAATAGAAGAATGCAAGAATTGAAAACTAGCTTATCTTTTACTGATGATGAGCTTGGAGACTATTTGCGAACACATCCAGAAATGAGAGAAAATTTGGTAGGCCCATTGGAAAATCAACTTGTCTCAATGAGAAATTCTCATGTAGATTTAATAAATCGTACTATAGATCAAGTTTGTGAAGGTTATGGTATTACAAGATCTCCAGAAAATCTAAATGTTATCAAAGCTAGAATTGCTTCGGATAGAAACTTAAGAGGCTTTCTTTATGACAATTCTTTTACTACTGACAGAATGATCGAGCAAGTTTTAACTTCAGGAAATATACCAATAAGAAGTTATTTAACAAATATGGGTCCATGGAAAAGATCAATGAGTCCTGCAGTAGCTGGATTACTATTCCTTTCTGCAGGAGCAGCTGGTGGAGCGGCAATGAAGGGAATGCCTAAATCAAAACCTGAAGTAAAGCCATTACCTAGCAAGAGTCCAGAATCCCCAATTGGAAAGCTTGAAAATGAGCTTGAAGCTGATAGAAGAGGAACTGGTTTATTTGATACTCCTATTGCAACAATTGAAAAATACTTAAAAAGAAAGAAAGAAAATGGCTCTATAAAACCAGGGATAACCAAGAAAGAACTTTATAATATGGCCAAGATTGATTTGGGTGAACATATTGCAAATAATTTAATTCAATATGTTATGAGTAAATATGGTTTCAAAATGAAAACTAATGCTCCTGAAAAAGATTTTGAAGTAAATCTTTTTTAAACAAATAAGCCCCCAAATGGGGGCTTATTTGTTTAACTATTTCTTGGACAATTTTCTCATATACAAGACTATTTGCATCAACTTGTTGTATTTTAAATTATCTTCTGGTGCAGTATGTGTTTTGACCCATGCATAATCTTTGAGTTCTGGTAGTGCGAAAATTTCAGGAAATTTTGCTGCTGGGTTGTTTTTTAGATATCTAGAAATAATTGCTGCTACTTTTTTTACGTCTGGTGCAACACCTTGTAACATCGTGCCTAATTCAGCTTGTAAAGAATAATCTTCTTTACTAATTTGTTCAGTGACAGCATTTTTCTCGCCTGTCCCAACTAAATAAGCATCAATCGCTGTGCGTCCTAAACTCAAAGCACTTGAAGCAGCATATAATGCAGTTCCAGTTGCATAAAGCATTTGCCCATAAACTGGTATTGCTGCTACAGCTGGAATTGTCAATCCTCCCGCTATTGTAAGTAAGACAATTTCAATAAATTTAGATCTTTCTTCGGCATCGTTCCAGATTTCGTTAAATTTACCATTATTTATCAGATCAAAATATTTAGCTATTTCTTTTCTTGTCAGATATAAATTTGCCAAGACTCCAATAAACGGTGCTGCTGAAAGAACTTTGCTTAAGACTGGGACTTTTGTAGCAATTTGTTGAGCTGCTTTTTTTGATGCTTCTGCTGCGCCTGGATTATTTTTAACTAATTCTGCTAATTCTTTTGCTTTTTTTGCAGCTTGTAATGAATTTGTTGAAATTCCAATATCTAAGGCATCTAAAGATCCAAATGTTGCGTCTACTGCGAGATCTTTTTGCTTGGTTGAAAGATTTGATTTTTCTAATTTTGATATTGGATATTGTAATGTTTTGAGTAAAGCTTTTTCAGGTGCTGATTCTTCTCTAATCCAAGCAGGTTGTTTTTCATAATCATAACTCAATTGAGATAATCTTATGTTAACTAAATTTTCATAAAAATCTGCTTGTTCATAAAATCCATACGAGTCACAAAGTTTTGCGTATGATAAACAAGCAGATGAAGAAATTTTTCTCATAATTAAGTTATTTGAATTTATATAATTTATTACCTTTTACAAATTAAATATTTCATCTTGTAGCAATTAGAATTAATAAATAACCTATGATGCTATATCCTATAACGAACAAAGCATCACGTTTTCTATCTCTATCGTTCATACTTTCCCTCCAGATTAATCTTTTATTTCATTGTTAATAAAAGATAAGTGATGAAACCGATTGCAATAAAAACACACAATCTACGAGCTTTGTTCAACTTCTTTTGTTGAGTTCACTGTTACAGACATTGATTAGTCTTGAGATAGTTTCTTTTGGAAGTTGTTTAACAAGATCTTCCATACTTTTGCTTTCCCAATCTCCGACAATTTTGTTTGCGAAAGGAAGTTTGTTGATATTAACTTCTGGAATGCCTACAGTTTTCTTCAATAATTTTGAAAAGATTGACATAATTTTTTCTCCTTTTTATATTGTGATTTAAAATTTGTATCACATTAATATATTCTGTTATATTGATGTGTTTGCTTTTGTGTGATATTAAGAATTAGAGGTGTGAAAAATGTTTGTAAAATCTTGGAAACATATATTTGTTTGTGAGAGTAATATGATTGATCCGCAACCTGGTTATATGGGTAATCATCTAGGTTGTCATATGTACGACAATCATCTTCAAGCTCTCAATTTTGTTTTATCTGAAGGTTGGGAGATGAATTCTACTACTCCTTTAGATGTTCATAGATTTCTCACTCGTGGAATTCCTTATTTTGAGGATAGTGGAAATTCGGGTAAGTATAGAACTGTGGATGTCTGGATTGGTCACGAAACTTGCCCTAGTCCATATATGCTTGAAAATCTTATGAATGATTGGTTTGATTTCTCTAAAAAGATTATGAGAGATGTTGAAAGTGGCAAAATCGTAGCTTTCGATGCTGCTTTGAGTGTTCATCATTATTTTGAAACTATTCATCCTTTTATTGATGGCAATGGTAGAACAGGGCGATTATTGTTGCAGAAAGTCTTGACTGATTTAGGTCAAGATCCAGCGATAATCTTTTTTGATGATCGTTCAGAATATTACGATGCTATTCAAAATTTCAGGGACACTTACTGGGATGGTAAGACGGTTGATTATGATAAACTATTAGTAGATTTAAAGATGGGACATATGTTTAGTGATTTTCAACTGTGACAAAATAATTGTTTTTGACCTTGAAGCTACTTGTTGGGAAGGTAGAGAAAATGCATACAAGTCTCGAGAAATTATTAGTCTCGGGGCTTGTATTTTAGATATAAAAAGCTTGGAAATTGTTGATAAATTTCATATGATTTGCAAGCCTGAAAAGACTGAAGTTTCTGATTATTGCACAAGAATCACTGGCATTACAAAAGAGCAAGCTGAAAATGGAGTTGACTTTGAATTTATGTGTAAGAGCATAATGGAAAAATTCAATACTAAATCTTTTCCTTGTGCTGCTTGGGGTCAGGATTGTGAAAAACTATATTATGATTGCAGAAATAAAGAGTGCAAATACCCTTTTTCCAATGAGTGTGTAAATATATCTTTACTTTATAGTGTTATGTCTGGAAAGCCTTACAACAATGGCTTACAAAGATCTTTAGCCGAATTAGGTATGAAGTTTGAGGGTGATAAACACGATCCTTATTGGGATTCTTATAATGCTGCAAGAGTATTGAAACATCTTATGGAGAAATGTCGTGAAACTATTTAGTGAAATTACTCGCCCATTAATTGCTCTTAATTTAAAAGTTAGATATAAAAGATGGCCTGAAGCTTATTACATTTATCGGGATGAAGAAAAACTTTTGGACAGTTTGGGAAATCTGTTTTATTATTCCTGGGAAGATTTTATTAGGCTACATCAACACGTCTTAAATAATGCTGGGCCTGTTTGGGAAATTTATGAAGAAGTGGAATTCGACAATCTATAAACTAAATGAACTTGTAAGTATTTCTTACAAGTTCATTTTTTGTTTGATTAGACAGGTTTAATATATTCAATAAACTTAGCCAAATAAGCAGACAATTTTGCTACAGTTGGTGCTTTGAGCATAATTCTATAGTCATTCAAAGCCTTATTATATAATTCAGCTCTGAACTTAGCTATTTCTTTACCTGACAACGCTGACACTTCACTCACATCTGTATATTTAGCATCAATTTCAGCAATATCAACAAGCTCTAAATTACCTATAGCAGATTCAAAAAATTGTTTTGTTTCTTGATCTTGAAGAGCGTCATAGCTATCCAAAGAAGTTTTAACATACAATTTAAAATCTTCATTTAAGGAGGTAAATCCTTCAACAAGCTTAACGCTCAGTAAATCATCAACTTCTAATTTTGTATAGGTGTCAACGAGTTTTGGAACAGGTTGTGGTGCAGGGGCTGGTTGAGGTTGAGGCGTTGGTTGTGGAGTTGGTTGAACGACATTACCATCACCAATAAAATTACCACTGTCCCAAGTTTGTAAATCCTTTGCTTGCATTTGGCCTGTAGCGGTTAATTTAACATTTGCTAGATTACCATCTTCAACCATTGGACAAGCATCTTCTCCCATTCTTGTCCAGGCCCAAGAGGCAAATGCTATAAGGTTTGGATATAATTTTGAAAGCTTTTCCATTTCAATGTTGATGCTTTTTTGCCATTCAACATCTCCACAACCATACTCTTCAACAATTACAGCTACACCCTTATCCAAAATAGGCTTAAGATTTGGAAAAACGTCGTTAGCATTGTTGTATGCATGATAAGCATATGCATCAACTAATCCAGAATCAATAAGATTATTTGCTTCTGGTGTTGTATTTTCTTTAGACCACTTTGAAGTTGGGCAGATAATAAATGCATCTGCATCAATAGATCTGTAAATTGTTGACGCTTTTTCAAGAATAGGCTTGCACAAACTCCAGTCACCAATGTCATTAGGCTCATTTGTAATACTAACCCAGACTGGCATCCCCTTCCAATTGTTAGCCATAAGCTCAACAAGTTTATAGAAAGATTCAGACTTCTCATACAAATCGTTGCCTGTTGGAATATGTTGAGGTCCTGCAATAACATGGCATCCAGCAGTAAGCATTTTACCAATAGTGTCTTGGATTCTATTTCTATAAATTTGATCAGCAATATATTTATCTGGATTGAACAAAAGTCTTAAGAACTTATGTCCAAGATACTTCAATGAACCAAAATATCCGATTCTATTATAGTCAGGTGATTCAGACCATAAATATTGGTTACCATAATTACCGCCTCTAATAGCTGTAATTGCACTAGCTCCAGTTGTGCCTTGATAAATATTGTATGGCGTACCATCAAGCTTTACTAACTTTCCATCAACAACTCTAAGTCTTGGTGGCAATTTAGATTCTGGGCATTTAGTGACCCAGGAGTCTCCGCCAACTTGAACGTTGATACCTGGCCAAATCCAGTTTTGCAGTTTCCAGTTATAATCAAATAATCCAAACTGTAGATTATGAATACCACCTTCTTTTGGATAATCAAAGACTATTTCGCCTTCTGAATACCAATATGGGTCAGGTCCATCAGCTACCTTTGTTGCACCATCTGGAAGAACATTTGCTCCATCTCTTCTAGCATATGCAATCCAAGGTTGTTGAAACATTGAAGCACCTTTAGCTAATAAGAACCAACCACCCCAAGTAGTAAATGTCTTAGCTGGCATCTTGATAATATATGGAATGTGTAATTTACCATCAGGAGCCG